GACAGCAGCTACAATGATGTCAGCAGGTATGAAAAAAGAAGACGCTATTAAATTTGGAATCAACGAAGTAGTGTCAAGACACACTTTAGTAGATGGTGTTCTTGTAAATAACTCATCTTTTCCTTTGACTGACTCAAAAATTTTAACAGAGAAAAGTCAATTAATTGCAAAGAAATTTGAAAATGTTTGGATGCAAAAATACAAAGAAGATGGAAAATTAGAAGGTTGGTTTAATGAAGGTGATATTCCTTTGGTTGCAGATAGAAAAGGTGATTTAAAATACTACGCAGAAGACTTGGTAGTACGTCCTTTTAAAAGTGGCTTGTTAGTATTAACAGATAAAGGTTCTCAATTACCAGTTTTAACACCTAACGGAGATTTTGTAATTATTTCAACAGGAGATTTTACAGACGGTTCTATTGATGAGCTAATGAAAAAAGATAAAGATTTTAAAATATTAAATGAAAATGCAGTTAACCAAAAAAATCTTTTATTAATTGAACAGACAAAGGTAAATAAAAAATGAACGAAGAATTAATAAATAAAATTTTAGAAGGTATAGCTAAAGATGAAGGTACAGAAGGAAGAGCCGTTGCTTTAGAAGGTGGGGGAAGTACTAGAGGTTATGGAATTACAACTATAGCAGAAGGTTTAAAAAAAGCTTTAATTTTTAGTAATCTTAATGCTGATGAAATGTCAGATAGAGATTTAGCAAGACAAATTGTTATTTATAACATTGGTGAAATGAAAAAAGACATGGGTGAAGAGACCTGGAATAATTTACCAGACCAAATGAAAATTGTTGCTTCAGACCAATATTATAATTCTGGAAAATTATTTGATGGATTTAAAGGAGATTTAATTAGTGGAAACTATGAAAATGCATTAAAAAATACTTTAGATATTATCTCTGCCAACGACCCTAAAACAGGCACAAATGGTGTCATGACTGGTTTAATTAACAGAAGAGTTAGTAAATACAATGAGGCTGCTGAAGTTTTAGGATTTAATCAGATAACTAATTTTACAACAGGAAATTCTATAGAAGAAGGAAAACAAACTGCTGTTACTTATAATTATAATAATGGTGGCCCTTTTATAGTCAACACTATGTCAGGCATGCACAGCGAGTCGCTAAAAAAAACTGAACCTTTAATAAGCCTGGAAGCTCAGAGTGTGGTTGACAATGTTATTCAAAATACATCAGACGTAGTACAAAAAATCCCAGACAACATTGAAAATAATACTTTTGGTGAATTTGCAAGTCAAACCCTAGGTGAACTACAAACTAATTTTCAAGTTCCAGAATTACAATTACCTTTAGTGCAAGGACTAATGGATAGAAGACGTAATCAAATAAATGATGAAGCTGATAAAGCGCAAGAAAACTACGACATGCAATCAGCTAATGATTTTATAAATAATATTGAAGAACCACAGTTATGGAATTTAGATTTTAAACAACCTTATGACCAAGAAGATTTAGATGCAATCAATGACGTACAGTTTAAAAGACAACAAGATTTAAAAAAGAAATTTACTTTAGGTGCTGCTACATCAGGTGCGTATGAATCTGAATGGATAGAAGCTAATCTTTACAAACAATTTAATGCTGAAAAACTAGCACCAGATTCAAGTTTTCAATTAACTCAAGAAAAACTAGATGCGTTAGCTTTAGATTTACCTGATGATTTTAGAGATGAGTTTGCACACGCTCACAGTGATGCACATGCTCAACAAATTAGACAACAACTTTTATCACATTTAGAACTTGAAGATAAAATATATTCACAAGGAAGAGCAAAAGGAACCATGTTAAGATTAATGGCTGCTTTTACTGACCCTGCTGCTTGGGCAGCAATTATGGCAACAGATGGAATATTAGCTCCAGTTATAGCTATACAAAAATCTGTAAGAGCCTACAGAATGTTAAGAAAAGGATTTGCAGGTGCAGTTTCTATTGGAGGTATTGAAAGCTATTTAGCAACACAAAGACCTGACTATGATATAGATGATGTTATGCACGGTGTTTTAGCAGGTGCATTTCTTGGAAGTTTATTTGGAATAAGAACTCCTAAAATTAAATCAAACAAGTTTACTAAAACTTTTAAAGATGCAGCAGATGAGGCTGACACTAAACTTATTAGAGATGATGGAGGATTTACTCCTACTGGTGGTGGTGGAAAAAACACACTTCCTAAAATATTTAATAAAGGGGATACAATACGTATTGATAATAAAGGTGGGACAGGAACTATACTTGGGTTTAATAAAACTTCTAGTAAATCAGGAAACATGAATGACAATTATGTTATTAAAATAGATAACAAATCAAAAGTGTCTTCAACCCAAAACGATAACATGGTTCTAAGTAGAGAAATTGTAGATGAACTAAATATTAAAAATAATCAAAGCAGAAGCACAGACCTTGTACCTGGGCCTAATAACCCAAATCCATTGAAACCAAATGGTGAAAAAACGTTTGATTGGTATGACCCTAAGTATGATTTAGCGTTACACACAACAAAAAGACCAGATGGAAGATTTGAAATTAAAATGATTGAAAACCAAACAGGAAAACCAGACGAATTAATTATGCAAGTTAATAAAGATGGAACTGTAGAAATAAGGAAATGTTTATAATGGCAAGAAAAATATGTAGTTGGAAAGACGCAATACCTGAAAATGTATTTGAAGATAAAGCAACCGCTAACGAATATGTTAGAGGTAGAATGGCAGAATTTAATATTCTACGTGACTCTGATATGACACCAGAAACTTGGGCAAGAGCAGTAAGATTTGATTTCTTTGCAGCAATGGCTTCAACCATGAGTAACAAAATGAGAAAAATGGGAAGTATTTTAGTTAGAGATTCTACTCCAAAAAAAGGTGTAACTAATTACACAAGACCTGTAACTGCTTCGGAAGTTAAAGACATGAATGTAGATAGAATGATGGTTTTATATCATGTTCCTCATACAAATTTTTTAAAAAAATGGCTAATAGAACAAAAGAAATTAAACAGATACGGATGGACTAGTGCAAACAATAATAAAGTAAGAAAAGAATTTAATGATTTAGTAGGTAGAGCAATACGTGGAGAAACTATTGCTTTAAATGAATTAGGATATGTAGGTAAAGAAAGTCAAGAATTAATTGCTAAAATGGCAAAAGTTCAAAGTAATTTATTAAATGAGCAGCTTCAAATGCTTAAAATTACAGGCGTAGAAGGTGCTGAAAATATTGTAGATAATTTTAATTATTTAACAAGAGTTCATAATCCACAAAAATATCAAAAAATATTATCAGACCCGAGTAAAGGCCCTCAATATCTTAAAACGTTTTTAGTAAACGCTATGGACGATACAATGGTTAAAGGCTCTAAACAAAAACCATTAACAGCAGCTCAAAAAATGACAATAGCAGAAAATCTAGTAACTATTGTTCAACGTTCAAATTTTCAAAGAGGTGGTGTTAATTTAGATTTTATCATGACTAGTATGCAAAAACGTGAAACTTTTAGACGTACAATGCAAGACCATACTGATATGAAACCTGAAGAAATAGACAATTTAATTAATAAAATGTTTAAAGTTCCTCCTGGAACAACAGGTGCTAGCTCATCTTATTTACAAAGAAGAATTAAATTTAATGAAGGACATACTGACGGTAGAACAAACTTTTCTGATTTATTAGAAAACAATGCTGAAGCTTTATTTATGAATTATACCAACAGTGCAATGGGGGATATGGCTCTTGCTTATAAAGGTATAAAATCTAGAGGCGATTTTGCAAGATTGAGACAAGAAATTGTAGACGATTATTCTGCTGCAACTATTAATTCTGGTAAACTTAAAAAATGGCAAATGGATAATGAATTAGACGCTATGGATATGGCTTATAGTTATATCAAAGGTCAGCCTCTTGCACCAAACCCAAGCGGTTTAGGCCCTACAGCAGGTAGATTTATTCGTAAATTAAATTATTCAAGAGTGATGAACCAAGTAGGCTTTGCTAACATGTCTGAGATGGGAAACCTTACAGGTTTAATTGGTTGGAGAGCAACATTAAACAATGTACCTGAAGTTAGACGTATGATGAAACGTTTAGAAAATGGTGAACGTGTAGATGATTTTATTAGAGAGATAGATTACACTCTTGGTGGTATTGGTAACCACTCAATTATTCAGCAAGTTACAAATAGATTAGATGATTTTGGAAGCAACATGTCGGATGATTTAGTAACAACTGCTGAAAATAGATTAGACCAATTAAACAGGTTTACAAATACTTACTCTGGACAATTTGCAAGTACATCCGCAATGCAAATTGTTACTGTATCTGAAATGACTCATATATTTGGTAAATGGGCTGTAGGTAAGGGAAGCCATCCTTTTGCTAAACTTAGATTTGGTAAAAATAGAATGTCTGATGACCAGATGAGAGCAAGGATGGATGATTTAGGTATTAGTCCTACAATGTTAGAAAAGATTTCTAACGAATTTAAAAGTCATACATCATGGGTTAAAGGTGAGCTTGGTACAAGAATTTCAAAAACTAATTTTGATAGATGGTCTAATGAAACTAGAGCAGTCTACATTATGGCTATGAGAAGATTAGCACATAGAACAGTCCAACAAGCAGATATAGGTGAGAAAGCATATTTTGGATATTTAAAAGAATTTGGAATGAATGCAGACGGTCACTTAGGACAAATCGCTTATCAGTTTAGAAGCTTCATGTTCACTTCCTGGGCTAAACAATTCCTATATGGATTAAAAATGAGAGACGCTATTGTGTTTGACCAGTTTATGAACTCAATGCTTTGGGGTAGTTTAATGTTTTCAGCACAAGTTTCACTAGCAGGTTTAGCTCACCCAAACCAAAAAGAATTTTATGAAAGAAGATTAAATCCAGAAACAATCGCTAAAGCAGGATTTCAAAGAGCTGCTTTTGCTTCATTGCTTCCTGTAGGTGCCAATTTATTAGGTTCAATGTATACAGACAATCCTATATTTGGATACAGAACAAGTGGTTTAGACACTAATATTATTACTGGTAACCCCACTTATTCATTAATATTTCAAAAATTAATACCAACAATAAAAGCAGTATCCCAAAGTACTTTCAATCCTGAGAGAACATTTTCTCAATCAGACGGAAACAAAGCTATTGGAATATTGCCATTTTATAATTTAATAGGTTTACAGCAATTTTTAAGAGCAATAGCGGGTGAACTGCCTGAAAACCGACAATAATAAGACCCCATATTAGAAGCTAAAAAAAGGAGATTAATGGCTAATTCATTTGTAAGATATACAGGTAATGGTGCTACAACTGCTTATTCTATATCATATTCATATAGAGATGCTGCAGATTTGAGTGTCACTATCAATGGTGTCGCTACAACGTCATATACCTTAAACGGTGCAGGAAGCACATTAACTTTTGACACGGCACCCGTCAATGCGAGTTCAATCGAAATTCGTAGAAAGACTTCCCAAACTTCAAGATTAACAGATTACGCAGCAGGTTCAGTTCTTACTGAAAATGATTTAGATACAGATAGTGAACAAGCATTCTTTATGTCACAAGAAGCTATTGATGACGCAGGTGATGTTATCAAATTATCAAATACAGATTTTCAATGGGACACTCAAAGTAAAAGATTAAAAAATGTTGCAGACCCAGTAGACAACACAGATGCAGTAAACAAACAATTCATATCCACAAACTTACCAAACATCACAACAGTATCAGGCATAAGTGCAGACGTTACAACGGTTGCAGGTATTTCAGCAGATGTAACTTCAGTTGCAAATGATGCTACAGATATAGGTTTAGTTG